CCATATTAATTTACATTATTATAGAAATTAATATGGAGTTTTGCAAGATATTATACTAACAGATTATACTAACAGATTATTTTCAAGAAAACTAAGCTGTTCTTGAATCATTTTTATATTCTTAATTAACATAACCTTACGTTCAGGTGTGGCTATCGTTGCTTCATCTGAAAAATATAAAACACTATCATTATGCAAAGCTTGCATATATTTTGGCATAAGTTGTAGAATTTTAGCTATATCATTCATATTATCCTCTTTTTTAAATTGTTATTAATATATTCAATATCAAGCCGTAGGTATTATTTTAGCAAGATATTCCTTAATTTTAGCAACATCGTCTTCTGTTTCTTGAATAGATTTATTAGCGGCTGCAAGTAAATCCACTAGTCTTTTTTCACCAGTATTAATACCGCCATTAAATATTACTTTAATTAAATTTTGTGTATTCTGAGTATCAGCAATAAACCAATTAACATACTCAAGAGCAGGATAGTTTGTTGGTAATATATTACTAGGTGTTGGATCTGGTTGTATTGATACTTCTTCTGCTGTGGTTTTTGATTTTGTCATTTTTTACCTTTTAATTCTAAAATAGTATTGTTAGTTTTTTTTACAAATTCTTGAAATGCAATTATAAAGTAACAAAGTAAAGTGTTATAATCTATCCCTGAATTAGTAACATATTTTAATTCTTTTTCTAAATTAAGTTTTTTATTAACATCTTTTTTAAGAAAAAGTTCGTTGTAATAGTCAGGAATACAATTTGGAAATATTTCAAACAGTTCTTCTAATATAAACCCTGTTGACATTTTATTAGTTTTACGTTTTATTCTTTCTTTTTTCTTTTCAGAGAATTCATCATCATTATCATATTTATAACCGTATGTTTTTACTGATAATTTTAAAAAACGATCTAAAACATTATTGTTTGATTTTTCTTTAATAGAATGTTTTCGTTTTGCTGAGCTAACAACTGTCCATGCACCGTTTGTAGCAACATAAGCAGCTCTGCTATTTGGTGCATCTTCATCTTGTATGTTTAAATAGCTTCCTGTATCTCCAGCTGTCCAAATAGTACATCCATCACTACTTCCGTCAAAACCTATGCCAGCTGATTCACCATTTAAATTTTCTAATATCAATGCGTTACTACCAAGTCCAAAAATCTGAACACTGGATTTTGTTACAGAAGATTGCCAAAGCCAGTTATAGCTAAATAAATTAATAGCATTATCTGAAAAAAATTTAGCTAATAACGTACTATCTACTCCAATCTTTAAAACTGATCCATAACTCCAAACATAAGCTTCGTTAGTACTATTGTTAAGACCGAAATAAACACCATTGTTATTATTTTGATTAATTGCACCAAATGAAGTTGCATAAGAAGAGTTGTTATTGTTGAATATAAATATACCGTCATTAGCAGCTGAGGCATAAAGATTTAAAGGTAAAGTTACAGTAGCGGTCGGTGTTGACCAGTTACCATTTCCATTGAGAAATAAAGACGAATTGGAAGGGTAACCTGATATACGTGATGCATTAATAGTAGAAGTATCAACATAATATTTAGTAGCAGCATCTTGGCTGTTAATTGGGTTAGCAAGATTTTTTATAAAATTACCATTCATGATAATTGTATCTAATATAGAAATTGTCCCTATATTAGAAATTACTATCCTCGAACTACCACTCGTCATTATTTTTAAAAAAGATGACCCAACAGCTGCTACATAAGTCTCATCTGTAGAATTATTATAACCAAATTCACAAGCAATACTTCCATTTTTAAACACAGAAAAACTAGTTCCAGTAGATATATTATTAGTATTGTTTAACACTAATCCTGAGGTAGAATCACTGCTTGTTAAAACATTAGTCCATAAACCACTTCCTATTAGGAACTTGGAGGAATCTGTAGGATAACCTGATATACGTGATGCATTAATAGTAGAAGTATCAACATAATATTTAGTAGCAGCATCTTGACTGTTGATTGGGTTAGCAACATTTTTTATTAAGTTGCCGTTCATTAACAACACATTTGAAACAGAAACAATACCGTTACTTAAAATTTCCATTCTTAAAGTAGTGTCTGTCCCAAATTTTAAACTAGATAATCCATATGTCCATAAATAAGCTTCATTAGTACTATTATTAAAACCAAAATTAACACCGTTGCCGTTGTTTTGATTAAACGCACCATAAGATGTACCTTGAGCTGAATTATTAGAGTTGTTTATAAATATACCTGTCTCAAGAGCTGAACTATAAAGATTTAAAGGTAAAGTTACGACTCCAGGTATACCTTGAGGTCCTTGAGGTCCTTGAGGTCCTTGAGGTCCTTGAGGTCCTGTTAAACCTGTATCACCTTTAAAACCTTGAGGACCTGTTAAACCTGTATCACCTTTAAAACCTTGAGGACCTGTTAAACCAGTATCTCCTTTTATACCTTGAGGACCAGTTGGTCCCGTATTACCTTGAGGACCAGTATCCCCTTTTATACCTTGAGGACCTGTTAAACCAGTATCCCCTTTTATACCTTGTGGTCCTTGAGGACCCGTTAAACCAGTATCCCCTTTTATACCTTGAGGTCCTTGAGGTCCTTGAGGTCCTTGAGGTCCTTGAGGACCAATATCTCCTTTTGCTCCTATAGTTACCCACTGACCTGAATTTGACCAGTATTCAAAACCATCTGCCATTTACAAAAACATTTATATTATAAATTGTTATTATATCTTAATGTCCCAGCATTCGGTGTAGCTGGTCTTTCAGCCAAACTACCACCAGGTATTCTAACACCACCATTACCTGGTAAATATGGGTCTGTTGCAATCCCAATGACAGGATTAGTTGCTGAACCACTAATTATTATCTGATTTGTTGTACCAGCTATTGTTAAAGCTCCTCCTGCTGTAGACAATTCAAATACTAATCCTGTTGTACCTATAGTAGGATTATCTTGTGAAGTGTACATGTAGATTCTTTTAGCCAAAGTAGTGCCGAGACTTGAAATAGGTACAATAACACCTCTTTTAAATAAATAAGACGAATTAAAATCTTTAGCTCGTGTTAAAATCCAAGGTGCTGAGGCACTACCAGTGCTTGTTACTACATAAACACCATTTCCAGCTGGATTACTAAAATCTTTTACTAAAATTCTATCGTTTGTTTGAACAACATAATTATCTACAACAAGAGCTGCGTTTACAGAAGACGTTAAAGTAGCACCTTCTCCAGAAGTTCCATTATTATAAGTGGCTGACAAGTCAGTTGTAGTTGCTGCTGCAACAGGTAATTTAGCAACTACGTTTACAAAATTTTCAGTTGCTAATTTGTACCAATTTCCACTGTCTGCAAATTCTAAACTTCCCGTTGGTAAAACACCTCTTGGTTCAACAATATTGTTGATCTCTTCTAGTTCTTTATTATTTTTCATTTGTCATTCTCTTTAATTATATGTTGTAATTATACGAAATTTTAATATATTAGTCATTGTATTTCTTTATTAAATCTAAGCATACCTGAAACTGCATTTACAGGTCTTTGTGATGTAAAACCACTTGGTATTGTCATTGCTTCATTTCCTGTAAATACAGGATTGGGTGTAAAAGTACTTTTTATTATATTAGTGTTACTATTATTTACACCTATAACATCGCCTTCTATTTTTACAGTGTTTATTAAATTAACAGCAGTATTAGCTGTACTTTGTGCAGATGCTGCAGCTGCTGTAACAGTAGCTAAAGCTGCGCTTATTGAAAAACCAGCTGTAATTCCAGGAATTGCACTATAAGGTAACATTTGAGCATTAAAATATATTGCTGCTAATGCAGCACCTTCAGCTGGAGCTGCAGCGGCGGCAGCGGCGGCTGCATCTGCAGTAGTTTGAGCTGCTGTTACTGACGCAATTGATGGATAATCTATTCCACCTACAGCAAGATCTAAATCACCTTTTACATTTACTTTTAAAATACCTATACCTAAAGAACTAAATAAAAATTCTACAGGGCGTGAAATATCAGAGCCATCCCCTTGCCAAAAAGCTTTTGCAGATAAATTAGTTAGATTGTTTAATGGTAATTTATCAATTCTACTAATCAACTTAGATATATCTTGTCCTTGATCTTCTAATAATGGTCTAATTAAAGCTAATTGCATGTTGGCAATAGGAGCTGATACATCAACGTAATCTTTGCCTGCAATAGCTCTTGATAATGTGCCGCTGCTATTATTAACTGTATTTTTTAATAACCCTGTCTCTAAAGCTCCAAGAGATTGAGCTTTAGTAAAAGTATAACTCGTTCCAAGTCCATATAGTTGTTTTAATGTTTCGGGAATAAGATACATTTTAGGATTTTCCCAAGAAAACTCTACTGTAGAACTTCCCACAATAAAATTAGCATTGTCAAAACGCTTCATTATTTGTGCTGCTCTCACTTGTGTCATTGCAAGAGAGGATGATACATCCGTACCTACAGGATTACCTAAGGTATCGTATTTAGTTGCATAAATTTGAGGTAAGAATGGTCCTGACATTACCCAATCAAAAGGAGATAGGTAATCAAACGTAGGATTTGGAATTCTAAAATCACCTATAATAGGACTAAGTGGGTTGGGGAATAATGCCTCTGATAGGATAGGAAGATTGATAATCCCTATCTGCAACCTTTCCTCAGGTTCATTTTCATAATCGCCTATCCATATTCTGTTGTGATCTAGTTTATCTAATCTTTGAAACCTATCTAAATTTCTTCTAAGGTCAATTATGTCCTGTCTTATGTCAATCAAAATAGGCGATGAGCTACTAAACCCGTTCTTATCGCCAATTAGAATATAGCCACTGTCAATTTTAATTTTGCCAGTTATAGGAGATATAAAATTGTATAAAACGTCGTATTTCATGCTTTTAAATGAGTAAGTATGCTTGAAATTTTATCACTTTCATTTGCGTAATGAGTATCAACTAAGTTAGCTAACTGAGCGAACCACTCAGGAGTACTATTATCAGTTTCATTATTAAAAGTAGGCGGAAACGTAGGATACCAACCGTAATAAAACAGCGGTAATCCGTAACCGTTATTCAATCTATCAGCTTCATACTGTAAATTTTTATGACTATTTTGCTCTGCATTAGTCATCAATAGAGTAGTATAGGCAAATATTCTTTCTGCGGCCGAATCTCCCAATGGGTCTGATCCATCAAAACCATTTCTACCAATTCCTGCACCGACATTGATTACTACTATTCGTTTAGCGTTAGGTTTTATTGTTAGTCCAAGTTTAATAGCTCTATCAACGGCGTTATTAATAAGGAAAGCTCCGTCAATATAATCATGACCATTAAATTGATAACTAGGTAAATATGGAAAAGCAGCAGATGATGCTCTACACACATCAACTATTTTCGCATCTATGCCTATAAAATACGCCGGGTCATTGAAATTTGAAAAATAAACAGGTCTGCTCATATCTTGTTCAACGGCAGGTATAACAATCGGAACGTTTAAATTAGCTAGCGTGTTTACTCCAAAATTTTCTACTAATGTTTGATGAAGTATATTGCTACCATAATTAGAATCTTCGTAAGGAGACGCATAAAAAGCATCGTTTAAACCTATTAATGCTATTTTTTGTGCAGTATTCGGCCTATTTGAATCAAGACTAGCATTATGACTACCAGAAGCTACTTCGGCAGCTGTTCGGATAGTAAAAAGTCTTTTAGCATCTTCAGTAAAAAATGACGTTAATTGATCTGGAGTTTTACCAAAAGCATACGCAGAACTTAATATTGCACCTATTGAAACACCTGCAAAAGCGTCAACATATTTCCATAAATCAGCCTGCGGTATACCCCATTGTTGAATGAACTTTTGCATGAACCGATTCTCGCCATACCCTTTGGTTGAACCTCCTGCAAAACTAAATATTCTTATTGTATTTGTATCCATTATATTAATTGAGGTTTAATGTTATAATTATACTTACTATACATATCATATTCAGTTTTAGTTCTAGCATAATTCTTACCAAGAAGTATAGGGTACTCCATGGCATTCATCAAGTGGTCATTACCATCCATCACTTTGCCGTCTTTTCTTGAATAAGTACGAAGTTCATCCATTAAATTTCTACAAGTTGAAAATACTTTTAATCTATCAGTGTTAAATCGTTGGATTATTTCCATGATAGATGACTCCCTAGCTCGTTTACCTTTTATTAACTTTAATCCTGCCGTATTGTACTTAGAAAGTAAAGTTTCCCCATCACTCTGTTGTCTCATGTTACCAGCAGGGTCACAAATTGTAGGTATCCAATCTAGACCTTGAGGTAATAATACTCCAGCATGTGTTTCGGGTGTCATGTGATTATATTTATATTCTTTATAGATATACATACAATCATTATCTTTGTCCCACGCAAAGAACACAACGGCAGTATGATCTTCCCAACCTAAATCCATACCAGCAAATCTAGACCAATGGTCTGGTATTTCAAATGGGGGAATAACGTACACTGATTCAGGTATCTGATACACCATACCTTCACCAATTGTCGGTATACCATGCTCTCTAGCTTCTAATTCATGCGGCTTCATTGCCGAACGCATATGTATTTTAGCTTCTTCCGTTAAATGAATATTATCCGCCCAGCTAACATGTAAATACATTTTATTGTTTACAATATCACCAGGGGTTATTTTGTAACTTTCTTCTTTTTTTAACCCATTTACTTCTTCAACAGTTTTTTGCAACATAAAGTGAGCCATTAGCTCATCAAGACCAGCTTTAGGATATTGAGTAATAAGAATACGACCCATGCCTTTACCATCCGTATCAGCTAATCGCATTAAACATTCAATGTAAATTTCATAACCAGGCTGCTCATCCAAATGAATAAAATGCACTCTATCACTTTGGAATTTATCTGACTTTTCACCATAAGTTTTAAAGTTTATTGTAGATACGCCACCAGAAGCGTGTTTTACATAAACTTCACTATAAATGCCGTCTTTACCGCTTTTTTTATCCAATATTAAACTAGGATGTATGACTCCTTCAATACCAATAGAGTCATTACCGATCAACATATCTTGGTTTATTGATTTTACTTTGCTGACATTGATATTGCATGACCATATTTTAGGTGCAAATTCGAAACGATGACCATCATAAAAGTCTCTGTATAAACCTGTTGCGTGCATAAATGTTTGATATATTGCACCATAAGTTTTACCACTTCTATTACCGCCAGATACCAGTATCTCAAAGGCACTTTTACTAGCATTAAAAAATGATTCTTGTTTGGGAATAGGGTTAAATCCTAATTTACGAAGATTGTAGTTAAGTGAAAAGTCAGCGATGTGATTGTTAATTTCATCATAATTTATTAACATGTATTAACAAAAGTTTTAATTGAAAATATTGTTGTGGTATTTTTGTTACAATGACTTTTTGTGAAGTTTATTTGTTGTGGTATTTTTAATTAATAAAAATTAACAAATAGTTTTAACGTTTTTCTTGTTGTGGTATTTTTGGGGTTGACTAGAATAAAAATACAAACTTAAACCCCACTATACCCCTTCCGCTAAACATCACAACAAATTAATCAGTCTTCACTGCATTAATCATCGTCATAATTTTAATTACATCTTCATCACTCATTTTATTAGCTAATGAGTGTGATAATTTATCATTCAATGACATAGTGGTTAGCATTTTAACTATGTCCTTAGCTTCCGTAACTTCTATAGTACCTACAGCTAACAACTTGGTCATTAAGTAACGTACAACTTCGTCTTTATCTTCTTTATTATCTATTTTAAGCTGTATATCAGATAGATCAATACGACTAAGCCATGATTTATCGAAAAGTTGTGTAAAGATCTTAAAATATAGTTCGATAGCCCATTTTTGACCAGAATTCACATGAAATTGTAACCTTTCAAGAGCTGTATCACTCATGTTACCAAGTCTATGAGCTGTTTGTAGCGATATTGATTTAATATCATCCGTAAGAGTTACGCCAACAGGCTTAAAAACAGTTTTAGTAACGTATGATGCCATTTAATTTATTCTAAAACGATTAACTATTTAATAAATTATTAATATATGATGATTTTGTGTAAAGTAGTTAGAAGAATACAGAAGATTGACCCATCAAAAATCGATAAAACATAACAATCTAATCATAATTTTGACATTATAATGCAAATTTAAAAATTTTGTCAACAACTTAATAAAATCAAAAACTACAAACAATTAATAAATAATAAAATCTTAATTATTTAACATTCTTATAGTCCTTCATAAACTTATCTAAAATTTTACTAGTATCTGTTGAATCTTTTGCTTTACTTATTTTATCCGTATAACTCGAAGTAAGCTCTCTCAACTTATTAAATGTTTTTATATCCTTAAGTTTTTGTGCATTTTTAGCAGCTTCAATATCTACTTTAGGTTTAACCTTACTTGCTTCAACGGGTTTTGATTTAACAACCTTTTTCACAATAGAACTTAAACCCTTACCGATATTTTTCATAACATTTAAATTATTTGATTAAAAACAAAAACTATTATAGCTAACTTCACTTAAAAAGTAAATATCTCAAATTCTAATTCTAAACGCTATTACAACATCAAAAATACTTTAAGGTATGATGGGCTATTAAACACCCAACTTGCTTCCATAAACACCTTTAAAACGTCTTATTTCAATAAATCTTTGCATTAAACATCCTAGTAATTATTTTCTCTCTTCTCGCTTTGCATTGTACCAGAAATGCAAAGCATGGGTTCATGAATTTGACATTACTAACTCATGACAAGCTGCAAAACCTTATGTTATAACGCTTGCAAGGTAGTACATGACAGATTTGTCATGTAAAAAATAAATTAGTCATGCCTTGTAGACCTTATATCATAAAGGCTACAAGGAATTACATGACAATATGACAGATTTTTTCCCCGTCTCTATATTTATTTATTTTTTCTTCCCCTTCTCTTTTTTTTTCCTGTTAATACTAGAAAAAAAAGTAATAAAGTAATATAAACACCTCAAAGCCTTATTTTAAGCCAAAAAATTCATGACTTTTTTACATGACTGACTGTAATATATGAAAAATCTGTAATATCCACTCCGTGATACTGGTAAAAACAAAAGAAAATACAAGTAAATATCAAAAATATTGTAAA